CACGCCGACACAAGCCGAGCAAGGCGAGTACGCGGGAATGTGGTACGTCACCGAGCCTGCCGACTATATCGACATGAGCGGCGTGGACTACCCCGAGCCCGACGCAAAAGCCGAGCACAGCAGCGACTGGCACCCTGAGCCGGACCTCGTGTAATGCCCGACCCCCAGCCCACATACAACGAGCGCATCCGCTCGGCCCGGCGCCAAATCTACGACCGCGCCCGGTACGGCGACCTCGACGCGGTGCGGACAGCTATCGCTCAGGCGCTTGCCCAGGTGCAGCAGCAGGCGCCGGGCGGTCCGCTCACCGAGGGCACGGCCCAGCAGCTCCGGCAGCAGTACGAGGAGGCGTTACAGCAGCTCCGGTCCGACCTGGTGGCGGCGACCGAAGCCCGTCGCTCAGAGGCCGTGCAGGAGACGGCAGACGCCCATGAGGAGGCCCTGATCGCCGCAGCCGTGGCGGCGGGGCTGTTCGGCTCGATGGAGACGGCTCGTGAGGAGGTGCCCCCTGTGGGCAAATGGGCACCCCGCTTTCGGGAGCGGATCAGCATCCACATCCAGGTGCGGCGGGGGCTCGACGACGACATGACACCCGAGGGGTACATCACCCGCATCCTGTCGTCGGTGGGCTCAGAGATCGATCAGACGATCAGCGAGGTGCTGGGGGGAGAGGGCGGCGTCGAAGCAGCAGCGCAGAAAACCGCCTCAGAGGTGGCTCGTGACATCGGGGCGGCGATCGCAAACAACGACCTAAGCGGCGCCTTGGGCAGCGTGGGGCTCGGGGCGCTGGTGGACGAGGACAGCAGCTTCGACCTACGGGGCGCAAGGCAGCTCGGGAGCAACCTGCGCCGTGTCGTGAGCCATGAGGTGGCCCACGTAGCCGATGAGACCGGGAAGACGCTGGCTGCCCTGAACCCGGCCGCCGACCTCGTGAAGTGGGAGCTGAGCGCCCGCCACCCGACCCTCGAAAGCAGCCCCGACATTTGCGACGTGCTGGCCCGGGCCGACCTGTACGGCTACGGGGAAGGCGTGTACCACCCGGCGACGGTGCCGGCCTTGCCACACCCTCATTGTGAATGCGGGCAGTCGGTCATCCTCAAGCCCGTGAGCGAGTGGTTCAGCGGCGGCAGCCGGGACGTACCGGATCAGCCCGACGTGGGCGAGAGCGACGTGGCCTCCCTCATGAGCGTCGTCAGCGGGGATCGCACAGTGACCGACGCCTACGTGTCCAGTCAGACCGAGAGCCTTCAGCGGGTGCTCAGCGCCGTGCACGAGAATCCGAGGGGGCGGTCGCTCCGCGGGTAGGTTACGCCACTGCGGTCTGTTCGTCGGTTATTTCGTTTTCCACTTCCCTAATCCGTGACAGCAAGTCATTGACTGTCTGGGTAAAGACATCATCCTTAACGTGTGAGCCGGGTACTGGAATTGCACAGTAAGCCAGCCTCCCACGGCACCGCCACTCAACGATGAGCGCGTCGCTAGTAAAAGGGCCTTCCTCATTACTGCGGACATTTTTTAGTCGCTCCCCAAGGTGGTCACTCAGACAGTCGTAAAGGGCGTCAAATTGACGGGTGGTCATGACTGCTCACCTCTGTCTATTTGCAAGAATCGCGCAAACCGAATTTCCCCATCGTCTATCCCGTCGTACGTGAGCACCTTGAATCCTTCCAGGTGAGTGCCCCCTCGCTCGCTGTCGCCCCACTTTTCAAGGGTATGCACGGGCTGAGATACCTCCACCCATCTCCGGATACGCTTCAGTGAGTCGGGGTGCATAACCACAGCATCACCCAATTTCACCTCCGGGCGGTACTGCTTGGCGCGCAAACGTTCAAGTGCTTTTGGGGGATTCATGTCTGCATCTCCAAGAATAACAAAAGCAGGACGGCCCCTCTCAGAGCCTCCGGTCAGCAGTGGGCAACTGTTGAGTCTATCAGCATGGGCGCCACAAGGGTCCGATTAAAACGAACCAGCGCGATTGTTCACCGTCGCGGTAAGGCTATTTCAACACCACATTTCAACACCACAAGGGTCCGATTAAAAGATCTTTCGTGTCGGTAGCTCCCCGGATCGATCCACATTTCAACACCAAAAGGGGCCGATTAAAATCCCATGCTGTGACGGGTCCTCCGTCCGTCGTCTTAGTGCACGCACGCACCCTCGGAGTGTTCACCCCATGACAGCGTGTCGACACGCTGCGGCACACCACCCGGCCCCTCCGGTAGAGGCTCCTACACGCTTCCTGCGGGCGGCAACCGTAGGCGGATACTGCACGAGGCGAGAGCCGAACGCAGGCCAGCGCCCGACAGCAGGCGCACACACAAATCCGCTGGACTTATCGGTTTCCATTTCTTCAACCCCCTGAGTGCTTATGCTCGTTGAGATCGAGGGCGAAGAGGAGCCCGTCGAAGTGTCGCCCGATCAGGTACAGGTCGAGGACGACGACCCGTTCCTCACGCAAGATGAGGTGGACGGGATCGTTCAGAATCGCCTCAACCGGCAGGAGAACAACCTCCGCTCCGACCTGCTCCAGAGCGATGAGTTCTGGCAGGAGATGGCCCAGGAGCGCGGCGTTGAACTCCGCGACGATGGGATGCCAAAGGGCAGCGCCACCGACGAAGAGATTCAGGAGCTGCGCCGCAAGGCATCGAAGGCCGAAAGCCTCGAATCCGAGCTGGAGGAAACTCAGCAGACGATCCAGCAGGCCCGCGAGTCGACCTTGGAGCAGGACCTGCTCGACAAGGCGCCTCCCACGGCCAACGAGACGGCCCGCGAGACCTTCAAGCGCGAGGCCAAAAGCCGGATGACCTACGACGAGGATTACGGCTGGGTCAAGGCCAACGAGGACGGTGAGCCGGTCTACGAAGGCGGTGAGCCCGTCGGTACTGACGGCGTCGTCTCCGAGCTTGAGGACAGCCACTCGTTCCTCTTTGAGTCGACCTCGCCCGGCGGCGGCTCGGACGTGAGCCCGAGCGGCAGCGGCGGGACGATGACGCAGGAGCAATTTGAGGCCGAAGTAGAGGCCGCACTTGAAGCGAACGACGAGGAGCGCATGCAGGAGCTTGAAGAGATGGAAGCCGAGGGAGCGATTGAGACCGAATAGCGCCCTCCGGCCCCTGACATCGACGTAATCGTTGCGATTGTGGGCGGCCTGAGAGGGCGGCCCACTCGTATTTTACACCGACCAACACCCCAACCCAATGGGAGACTTCAACGCAACGCGCTACGCGTCGCAGTGGCTCATGAACCTCGACCGGCGCACGGTCGGCCGCGAGATCACCAACCAAAACTACACGCCAATCACGAACGCCCGTGCGGTCAAGGTCTACCAGGCGTCCGACCTATCGGCCCCGGACAAGAACACCGACAACTCGGTGAACATCCAGAACCCGTCTGGGTCGTCCGACACGATGACGCTCGACCAGGAGCGGGACCTCACCGTGGGCATCCCGAGCGTAGAGGAGTTCCAGTCGACCGTCGACATGCAGCGCAAGTTCCGCGACCGGCAGGCGCAGGCCGGCGAGGAAGACATCGACGACCACGTGCTCGCCAAGTATTCGGACGCGGGGATCGAGCTCTCGACCTCGGCCACCACGGCCTCCGGCTTTGGCGACAAGGTGCGGGACGCGAAGGTGGCCCTGTCGGAGAATGACGTGCCGCGCTCGGGCCGGTTCATGGTGCTCTCCCCGCACTACGCCGACCTCGTGGCCGAGGACGCCGGCGACCGCATCGAGCGCAACACCGAGATTGAGGTAGAGGGCTACATCGGCCGCTACCAGGGATTCGATCTCTTCGAGTCGACCGGCATCGTGGAGACCGGCACCAGCCCGGGCAAACAGCACCTCGTCTTCGGCCACCGGCAGGCCATCACGCTGGCGGTGCAGATGAACGACGTGGCGCTTGTGGGCAACGCCGATCAGGCCCGCTTCCACGGCGACGTGCTGAAGGCCCTGATGGTGTACGGCTCGCAGACGTTCCTCCCCGACGCGCTGGGCGACCTCGAAGCCGACGTCCCGTCCTAACGGTAGGCCGCCCTAGCGGCACCTGAGCGCCTAACCCTCTCCCGGTAGCACCACCGACAGGTATGCCCGACATCCTCACCGACGACACGTGGAGCGAGTACCTCTCCGACGAGGCCCAGAAGGCCAGTCGGCTTCGCATCCGCGTGGACGTGGCCGAGGCGCGGGTGGTGGATCGCTACCGGGAGAAGGCCGCGGCGTACGACTCGAACCTCTACTTCGACGAGTCGCTCGCCAACGAGGGGCCGGACGTGGTGCGCCTGGACGGCTGGGAAGAAGAGTCCGACGGCACCCCTGACGTGGATGCCATGCCGGACAAGCTCGTGCGGCACCTGCGCATCGTGATTGCGGCGGTCGTGGAGTGGCGGCTTGACCGAGAGCAGCACGATCAGGTAAGCCGGATCAGCCAGGGCAGCCGGTCGAAGACGTGGGACAACGATGCCCCGCCCCTTCCCAGCAGGCTCTTCCGCCCGCTGGAGAACTTCGATGAGCGCGAACCGCTGTCGGGGTGGTGGTGATGGGCGACCCGTTCTCTGTTTTCCATAACGCCGACCTGACGGTCACCCGCACCGAGGGCAGCCGCGGCGCAGACGGCTACTCCGAGTCCGGCACGGCGACGCTGCTGGACGCTGAGCGGTGCGACGCCCAGGACACGAGCCGCACCACCCAGTCGCCCGATGAGGCGCACGAGGGCGGCGATTTGCGGTGCTACGTGGACGCCGACGTGTCGAGCGTGGAGGCCGGGGACGCAGCCTCTGTCGCTTTCGACGATGGCCGCACCTACGACGGGCACGTGACGCGCGTGAGCACGATGGATTCGATGCTCGTTGTGAGCCGCGACTGACAGCAAAGCCCAATGATCACCTCGAGCGCGGATGACGTTGCGGCGGCGACGTTGGGCCGCTCGCAGGCTGTGCAGGACGAGTTCGAGGACCAGCTGGAGCAGACGGTAAATCAGGCGCGGGCCGAGGCGACGCGGCGGGTGCCGGTCGACACCGGCGCCCTGCGAGATGACATCTCGGTGGACCGAGGCGATACGTGGGCAAAGCTCTTCAACACGCTGCACTACGCGCCACACGTCAACTTTGGCACCGAGGCGCACACGATCGAGCCGGATTCGGCTGAGGCGCTCCGGTTCGAGGTGGGCGGGGAAGAGGTGTTTGCCGCCAAGGTGGAGCACCCGGGCACGGACCCGACCTACTACATGACCGACGCCGCGCTAGAAGCCTTCCGCGAGATGCCAAAACGAATTGAGGCTTGGGACTGACCCCAACTTGATGTGCCGCTACCCCGATCTGCCTTACGAACGGCCCTCTACGAGCGCCTTGCCGGCGACGACGGGCAGGGCCTTGGCCTCTCGGAAAGCGTCTACGTGTCCGGTAGCGTGCCGAAGGATGCCAGCGGGCCCTACGTCGTCATCGAGCGGCCTCGCACGCAAGGCAGCAACTACATCGGGGGGCGTGAGCGGTTTCGGCTGCGGGTGGCGATGCGGGTCCACACGCGGTTCCCGCCCGGGCAGGTCGACCAGTCGGTGGCCGACAACCTTGCCGAGAGCGTCCACGACAGCCTCACAGGCGCCGACCTGAGCGTGACGGGCTACCGGTCGCCCGTCGTGCTGACGCCCAATGTGCAGCCGGTGGGCACCTACAGCGTCGGCGAGATGAACGCCTACGACCTCAACCTCCGCTACACGTTCCGCTTCTCGAACTGACACCCTCGCACACGAAGTCGTACCTGACCCCTTGAGCCCATGGCCGTAGCCACCGAACCGATCCCCGGAATCAAACTCCTCACGCTCATCGGCGGCACCGTCGTCGGGGCGCAGGAGGACGCCACCCTGTCGCTCCCGACCGAGCTGCGCGAGCTCGTCACGAAGAACAACTTCGGGTGGGTCTCCAACCTGAGCGGGATGCAGGAATGGTCCGTCGAGCACTCGGGCCTCCTGCTGAACGATTCCGGCGACGAGTTCATCTCGAACAGCAATGCGAAGCTAGAGCTGGAGTTTGACAACGGCAGCGGCGACGGCAGCCAGCCGGAGTACCATACGATCCAGTACCTCGACTCCATCGACATGAGCTTGGAGATGGGCGTCGGGGAAACCGGCGGCCTCGACAAGGCCCTCTGGCGCTACATCACGCCGGGCGAGCGGTCGATGTCCATCGACCTGGAGGGCTCGTACCTCGACCCGAACGACGACGAGGGCGGGGTCGGGGAAGAGTACAAGGAACTCTTCGCCCGGAAGGACGACGGCACGCGCCTGCCGGCCCGCTTCACGATCGCCGGGCACGAGTTTCAGTCCTCGGTGGCGGTGGGGGACATCGAAATCACCGGTTCGGCCTCGTCGGAGGATGCGACGATCAGCGTCAGCCTCGCCTCCAGTGGGGAGGTCACGCAGGGCGGCACCTCGTTCGACTCGGCCGTGTCCATGATCATCGACGCCTTCTTCAACGAGACGCTCGTGACCGCCGCCATCGAGCACCAGGAGGACGGTTCGGCAGTGACCGGCTCAACGACCTTCACCGGTGACGGCTACTTCACCAGCGTCTCGATTTCTGCCGCCCACGGCGAGGAGGCCACCCTTGACGCCACAATGGAGGGCGACGGCCCCCTCGACCAAAACACCGCCTAACGGCCCGCACGCGGCTGGGATTCAGACTCTTGCGGAGCCCCGCTTCCGGCGCAAGCTGGGGCGGGGCTTCCATGTAATGGAAGGTCACCTTATTCGCTCTTTTGCTCCGCAACCCACGACTCACGTTATGTCACAGCAGTTCGACAACGCCGACCTTACCAGCGTCCCCGCCCCGGACGAGAAAGACATTATCGCGTTCGAGGTGAAGGGCTACACGCTCGGGTGGCGGGCCGATGGGCTTGCCATTCAGCGCGCCTCGGATCGGGGCTTGGAAGTGGGGCAGATCCTCGACGACATCACCCGCCTCGGGCAAGCAGAAGAGATCCGCGAAGAGCTGCAAGAGGTCGAGTCGGAGGAGGAGATCGACACCGAGGCCCTGGAGTCCCTTGAAGAGGTTGGCCTTCAGATGGGCGAGTACGTGCGCCTTGTGGCCCGCATTGTTTTCGTGGGGGCGATCCGCATCGAGCCCGCGATCTCGTGGGAGGCGGTGCTCTCGCTGGTCGACATGCACTCGATTGGCGACCTTCCCCTCGAAGAGATGGTGAGCCGCCTCGTGCCGGAGATCGAAGAGGAGGACACAGTGGGAAAAGATCCGGAGGCGCAGGCGCAGAGTCCACGCTGACCACCCCACAACTCTTTGTGGCGCTCTACGAGGCGGGCTGCACGTGGGCCGAAATCGAAGGCTCAGAGCTGCGGCACCTGCTGATGCGCCTGGAGGGCTACCGGCGCCGGATGCGCCGAGAGGAGGTGATGACTCTCGGGCTGCGAAACGAGGTGCGCTCGGCGTTTGGGGCCGACCCGATTGACCCTTACGACGCGCCCACAGGAGCCTCTGTTCAAAATGACGGAGACCTCGACGCCTTCAAGTACCGCGTCCAGCAAGAGACCGACATCGACATTGACCGCGACCTGACCACCTGAGAGGTGCCTCGACATGGCCGACGAGACGCTTGAGTACCGCTTTGAGGAAAAGGGCCTGTCCGACCTACGGAAGGACATGAAGCGTCTCGCGTCCGACTTTGAGGAGGTGGGCGACGAAGCCCAGGACGCGGGGCTGAACATGATGAGCGGCCTGGAGGGGGCCGAAGAGAGCGCGGAGGACCTGGACCGGTCCCTCGACAAGATCGACACGAGCAAGGCCACCCGCTCGATTGGGAAACTCGTGGCGGCGTTGGAGCACGTGGAGGACCGCCTAGATCGGCTGGACAATCGCTCGATCGACGTGGACACGGACGTGGATCGGTCGTTTGGTGGCGGTGGTGGGGGCTCGTCTCGGGGCGGCCGCGTGCGTTTGCCGGGCGAGCTGGACGAGGCCGCTCAGGTCATCTCCCAGATCCCGAACAAGGGGCTGGCGCTGATCGGGGCGCTTACGGCAGCCACGGCGGCCCTGGTCGGGGCGGCAGGTCTTGCTGGAGCCGCGACGGCCCTCGCCACGAGGCTCGGGGACACGGAACTGAGGCAGGACATCGGGAAGCTGAAGCAGCGGTTCCGGAAGCTCGGGAAGACGTTCGTTGATGAGTTTGAGCCGCTCATCCGAGAGTCCATCATCCCGGCTGGAGTTGCTCTGTCGGAGTCGCTCCGAGACTCGATCCCGGAGCTGAAGGAGTTTGCCGACAACAACATGCCCGATCTCGTATCGGCCATTAATGGGCTGATACAGGCGGTCATCGGCACGATCAAGGTTTTTGGCTATGTTTCTCGGTCGCTGGGCGTGCTTATCAGCACGGTTCAGTTTATCGAAGAGGCGCTTGGGGGGCAGGCCACCTTTGGGGGCGGGGACTCCTCAGTACGGAAAGAGTTTATCGACATCCTCCAGGGGTTCGGGTTCGGCGGTGAGTCGGTCGGGGTTGGCGACTTTTCGTTCGATGTGCCACAGTCGGAGTTGAGCTCCATAGCCGAAAAGATCCGCAGTGGGGAGAAGTCGATCTCGGGGAATGGGTCAGTCCCGAAGACCGAGGATCTGCGCAAGGTTGAGAAGCAGATTGCGATTTTGCAGCAGAAGTTTCGGGAGCTGGGCACCATCACGCGCAAGGAGTTCCTCCGGCAACTCGTTCAGCTTCGACGCAAGGGCGTGACGGCGCTTCAGGAGGTCGAGCAGGCGACCGGCGAGCAACCGAAGGCGCTGGACAAGTGGGTGCGCAAGCTGAAGCAGGTGCAAAACCAACTTGACCGCCTGAAATCGAAAAAGGACTTTGATAAACAGGTTGGAGACATACAGGATCGCGTCCAGCTTGCGAACCGGACCTCTACCGAACAAACCCCTACCGCAGCCCCGCAGTCGGTTGGCACGGGCGGTATTGACATGAGTGGTTCGGTGCAGCAAATGAACGGCGCTCTTTCGATGACAGAGCTCCGCCTCAGAAGCATCCAGCGGCGCATCAAGCGCGTGTCGGTAGGGCTCCGTAAAGGGCTGGGACGTACATTAAAAGGGACGTTTCGTCAGGCAACCAGCATCGTCGGTGACTTTGCCACTGGTCTCATAGATGCGCAAGACGCCGGCAAGGCCCTTGAGCGAGTCATGAAGAGGGCAATCTCGTCAATCATTTCCCAACTCGTTGCTGCAGCGGCGAAGGCCCTTGTGTTGAAACTTATCGCCGCAGGAATATCCGGTGGGGCAGGGGCGGCACTACCCACAGGGACGGTACCCCCAGGCATTACCGGGGCCGAGATTCTTGGCAAAACTGCAACGACAGCAGGCGTAAAGAGCGCCGGCCTCAATATCAACATCCAAGGACAAACGACCACCTCCGGGCGGGACCTCAAGACGGTCTACGATACAGAGACTCGCGTACAGCGCCGGCAGGGGCGCCGCGCCTAACCAACTGACACCGACATGGCCTACGGCACCAAGTACCGCATTCCCTATATTGACGGCACCGGCACCGACTGTGAGGTGCTACTCCAGCAGGAGGGCTACAGCTCGTCCGTCACGGACCTCACGCCGGGCAGAGAGACGTTCGAGCTTACGTGGGGGCAGCAGGGTGGGCAGGACCTTACCAAGCCCTTCCTCGTCTCGACGGCCCGCATCCGCTTCATTGGCGACACGGCGGGCGAGCAGGTGGAAGAGATTTTTGATGCGGGCGATACGGAGTGGCGCGTGAAGTGGACGGTTGGAGGCTCCTTGGAGTGGCAGGGTTTTCTTGCCACGGACCTGTGGCAGGACAACCCGAACATTGACAGTGAAGAGGTGGAGCTTGAGGCCATCGACGGGCTTGCCCTTCTGGAGAACAGAGAGGCCTATGTTCAAGGTGGAGGCGAGCATACCCTTTCTGAGGCCATACGTCAAGGTCTCCAGCAGGGCCTGCACAGCCTCCCCATCTATACGTCAATGGATTGGCGCCCGTATGATGGAGAGATCTCAGACGGAGAGTGCCCGCTGAATAAGCTCCAGGTGCGAGACGACGCGTACAGGGAGATCGACGGTGATACTGGAGAAGCGGAAAGCGTGCTTGACAAGCGCACTCAGCTAGAAGACATCTGCGAGCGGTTCGGCCTTCAGCTTTTTCAGGCCGGCGGTGCGTGGCATCTCCGGCAGCGTGATCAGGTCGAGGACGGGACGACCTTGAAGCGGTGGAAGATGGGATCGTCAGATCTGAAGTTCGGGCCTGTGTCGACCGACGACGTAACTGCATCGCTCCCGGCCCAGCTCCGCCGCAGCGAAAAGCCACGCAAGCGCGTCCAGCGGCTTCGCGCACTCAAGAGTGTGCACAGTTACGATGACCTTGGTGAGCTTGTAGAGAACGGTGATTTCGAGGACCCGCTCGACAAGTGGACGGAAAGCAACGACCCGAACGTCGAGCGGAAGCAGCTCGACAACACGCCGCTCCCTTCTGCACAGACGCAGAAGGACAAGTACGCCCTACACCTGACTAGAGAGAACACCGACCCGGCGTCGTCGGCGATCGTCAGCCAGGACGTGCCTGCCCTGATCCACGATTTGGGTCCCTATGGCGCACTCAAACTCCAATGGGACCAGGTTGACGACGGCGGGCCCGGCTTCGGAGCAGAAGCCCAGTTTCAGCTCGGCAACTACTACGTACAGGCGCGGCATCTCGACGTAAAAGAGGATGTCGATCAGGGCAAGGGCGCAGAGCTTCTGCTCTCCAGTCCCGTTTCCGGTAGCAAAGGCGTTTTGATTGCTCCTGAGGGCGCGAAGCTCCCGGTCGGCTCGGCGACAATCGAGCTCACTGAGCCGCTCCGCGGGAAGGACGTGTCCGTGCAGGGCGATCTCGATGCGGATGTGGCCGCTGGCGACACATTGACCTACTGGATCTGGTCTAACACTCAGCAGACTACCTCCTTCGGGCCGGACACTTCATTGAACCACTACGGCCTGTTGGACGCCTACGGCGACTACCCGAGGACGCCGAAGTCTGCCAGTATGGCCCTCCAACCGCAGACCATCGAGATCCCACTGCACACTCCAAGCGGTGGCTCGCTCGTCGGCAGAGACTTCCAGATCAGCTTCAAGGCCAACGCGGCGTTCGACGTTTACGTAGACAACGTCTCTGCGGCTCTTCAACTAAGCGACGAGAAGGTCAAGCAGACCCAGTACATCGCGCTCGACGACCATTACGGGCGTGAACAGACGCTTGAGCACCGCATCGGTGACGGCCCGACAGCATCACACCCTCGCCGCATCTACCGCACATCCGTTTTCCAGATAGGGGAAGACTGGAAGCCCGGGCCATACGCTGATGGTGAAAGCCGGTCTGGGAAGGGCATCGAGCAGCTTCTTGCTGAGCAGTGGATGCGCCAGCAGCGGCAGACGCTGGACCGGCGCACGTTCGAGTTTGAGGAGCGCGGCGAGGCGATCGGCCCGCAGTATGTCTACGCCGAAGACGGGAAGGCGTACACGCCCACCTTCATCCGCTACGCCTCGTCCACCTACGGCAACAGCGGCCGCATCGAGATCACCGAGATCAAGGACGCGGGCGTCAGTGAGTTGCAGCAGGCATTCTCCATGTCGGCAGATGCACCGTCTGGCGGCTCAGGCGGAGGCACCACATTCGTCGGCGATCAGACCATCGAGGGCGCCGGGTCGTGGTCGGAGCTCACCGGCAAGCCGTTCAGCACCATTGAGACGGAGCACCTAGAAACAGGGGGCGACTCGCTCGGCATTGCCGACGCCGGCGTGGACACGAACCAGCTGGCCCAGGAGGCCGTGACGCCCGACACGATTGCCTCGTCAGCGGTTGGGGACGGGCTGCAAGGGGGCGCCGGCAGTTCGCTCGCGGTAGACTCTACCGTCGCGCGGACGGACATAGCGGAGACGTTCACCTCCGATGTGACCGTTCAGGGCGACCTCACCGTGCAGGGGTCGACCTTCACCACGCAAGCCGAGACGGTCGAGATT